TTAGCCGTGCCAAGCCCAGACTTGCCTTGCCAAGCCCGCCGCACCTTGACGTGTGCTGCCCGTCCTAGACCGGCCAAGCGCGCCGAGCCGGGTCTTGCCACTTGTTATATACGAAATTGCCTGTTCAACGAGGAGTAACTGCAAATGCCTATCGGTCTATCTGTCTCTGATGTTGTGCAGGTTTCAATCAACCTGCAGCCGATCGCAGCGCCTACGCGAAACTTCGGTGCGCTCTGCATCATCGGCGATTCTTCTGTCATCGATATCGCGTCGCGCATCCGTCAGTATACGACGCTCGACGGTGTTGCGGCTGACTTCGGTACAACGGCGCCGGAGTATCTGGCCGCCGATCTGTTTTTCTCGCAGAGCCCGCAACCGTCAATCCTCTACATCGGGCGCTGGGCGCGCACTGCGACAGCGGGGCAGCTCAACGGCGCCGTGCTCAATTCGGCGCAGCAAGCGGCGTTGCTGACGACGCTGCAGGGGATCACAACCGGCGGCATGACGATCTCGGTGGACGGCACGCCGCATGTGCTGACCAACCTGAATTTTTCCGGCATCCTCAATCTTAACGGCGCAGCCACGATCATCAATACTGCACTGCCGTCAGCAACCACGGTTTGGGATGGCACGCTCGGGCGGTTTGAGGTCACGTCGCATACCAGTGGCGGAACTTCCAGTGTCAGCTACGCCACCGATCCTGGGACCGGCGCACCGTTGGCAACCGATCTTGCGTTGACACAGACATCAGGCGCATCGGCGCCGATTGCCGGCGTGCCTTCGGAAACGCCCGTTGCGGCGGTCCAGGCGATCAGCCCGCTCAACGCTGATATCTACGGGATCATGTTCGCTGCCGCCACGCCGCCGACTGATGTCCAGCGTCAAGCGGTTGCAGCCTATATCGAAGGTGCCTCGCCGACGCATATCTACGGGATCACGGTGCAGGACCCGCTGGCAATCGATCCGACCTCTACCACCGATCTCGGCTACCTGCTCAAAGCGGCCAATTACAGCCGGACATTCTGGCAATACAGCAGTTCATCGCCTTATGCGGTTGCGTCCATGTTCGGCCGCGCCTTCACGACAGACTTCAGCGCGAACAACTCGGTGATCACACTCAAGTTCAAGCAGGAGCCGGGTGTGACGGCTGAGTCGTTGACCGAGACGCAGGCTGCCGCGATCGATGCCAAGAACGGCAATGTGTTCGTCAACTACATGAATGACCGGGCGATCATTCAGCAAGCCAAGATGGCGTCTGGCATTTTCTTCGATGAGCGTCAGGGCACCGACTGGCTGCAGAACCAAGTGCAGACTGACATCTTCAATCTGCTCTTCACGTCGCCGACCAAGATACCGCAGACCGATCCCGGCATGCACCAGCTTGCCACGACAGCCGAACAGTCGATGGACCGTGCTGTCAACAATGGTCTGGTGGCACCGGGCATCTGGACCTCTTCGCTGGAGTTCGGCTTGCTCAAGCAGAACCAAGCGCTGGCGAAGGGTTACTACGTGTTCATGCCGCCAGTGGCGACACAGAGCCAGTCCGATCGTGAAGCACGCAAGGCGACAACAATGCAAATCGCGGCGAAACTCGCTGGTGCTGTGCATGATGCGAACGTCGTCATCAACGTCAACCGATGAGTACCGTCCACTCCGACAAGGGCGGCGTAAACCCTCAAATATCGCAGGTCCGCGAACGGCCCAGCGATCCGCTTCCTATGAACCGAAAGGGAAATCCCATGAGCACAACCAATCCAGCACCGCAGCCGTCGCCGGAAACCGATCGCATCGTCACGATGGTCCTGCATCTGACACAGATGGCGGCAGCGTCGATCGCGATCGTGCCGAACATCAACGCCAAGATACCGCAGATCGCGAACAACATCGCGTCGGAACTGCAGAAGGCATACAACGACTACAAGGCGCACCCCGACGAGACGATTCTCGATCATGTGAAGGACCTCGTCAACGACGCGCTCAACGACATCAAGTTTGAGCTGCAGCAGCAACCGTAATTGCGTAGCTCTGTCACGCCAGTTGGATTAGGAGGAAAGGGTGGTTGCATACAGCTTTGTTGACGTGAACGCGACGCTGGTCGGTCCGGGCGGTGTCGTCTCGCTCGGCAACGGTTCGGGTGCTGCCGAGGAAGGCATTACGATCGAGCAGGCAGAGGACAAGGATACCATGACGATCGGTGCCGACGGCACGCCGATGCACAGTCTGCATGCCGGCAAGCAGGGCACCGTGACAATCAGACTGCTGAAGACTTCACCGTCCAATCAGCTCTTGCAGCTGATGTATGACTTTCAACAGCTGAGTTCGGCGGTGTGGGGGCAGAATGTGCTGGTCATCACGCAGGTTGCGTCCGGTGACGTGACCTCGTGTCGGTCGGTCGCATTCCGCCGTTCGCCGACGTTGACCTACGCGAAGGACGGCGGCACGCAGGAATGGGGCTTCAATGCCGGTCTGATCGACCGTGCGTTGGGGAGTTACAACTAACGAGGGATGAATGACAACTGATGTAACGATCGACGGCAACAACTACCGCACCGGGCAACTGAGCGCCAAGCAGCAGTTTCACGTTGCCCGGCGTCTGGCGCCGTTGATCACCAAAATGGGCGTGGCTATGTCGCAGGGCATGCTGACGCCGCAGCAGGCACCGGTCCAACAAAAAGGAACAGCGGAACAGGACGCGGAGGACCAACAAGCTGCGGCAGCTCGGGAAGCGTTCTTGGCGCTGCCGATATTCGAGGCCGTGGCACAGTCGCTTTCCGAACTTTCGGATGAAGAGTGCGATTACGTCATTCGCGTATGCATGTCCGTTGTGTCGCGCGAGCAAAGCGGTCACTGGATCGGGGTATGGAACAAAGCAGCTGATCAACTACAGTTCACCGATATTTCCATGCCAGCGATGATGCAGTTGACCATGACTGTGCTGCAGGACAACCTCGGGTCTTTTATGCCCGCCCAGCCCGCACCTGGGAACAGAGCAGCTACTACAGGTCAAAGCGTCCACTAGCATTCGTGCGGATGGCAACAGAGGCTGATTGGTTGATGCGCCCCGTCAAGCAGGGCATGTGCCGCTACGAAAGCCTGCTGGACGGAACTGTCGATCTTGCCGACATTGCCGAGATGAACGATTGCCTCGACGTTGATACGGAAAACGAGTTCCGTCTGCAAGAGGCGCTGAAAGAGCAGTAATGGCGACGACGATCAAAGAGTTCCTTGTTGCGCTCGGCTTCAAAGTCGATCCTGCTCAGCAGAATCGCTTTACCGATGCGTTGAAGGACTCGCATCAGCGCGTCGAGGCGCTCGGTAAGACGTTGACCGGCATGATCAGCAAGTTTGCCGAAATGGCAACTGCTGCGACCGGCACGGCCATCGGTCTGGCTGCGGCGATGGCCAAGATCAGCGAGAACATTGCAGGCGCTGCCTACGCCGCTGATCGTATCGGCACAACGACACCTAGATTGAAGTCGTTTGAGGAAGCCATCAGGCAGGTTGGCGGCACGGCCGAACGTGCACGTGGCATGCTTGAGGGCATGATGGACGTGGAGGCGCACCGTCCAGGCACGATATTCGGCACATTCGGTATCAAGCCCGGCACCGATCCGGTCGAGGCGATGCGGCTGCTCTCGCAGCACTTCGCCGAGCTGATACGCACTGGTCGGCAGGCGCAAGCCTTTGCAGAGGGTGAGATCATTCACCTAACGCGGGCGGACATCCTGCAATTGACCAACCCGCTGATGGACCCTGCGTTTCAGCGGTCCATGGGTCGGCGCAACGCATTTGGCATCGGACCAGAAGCCGGCCAGATGGCGGAGGAATCTGACCGGCTGATCAAGCAGCTGCACGATCAATTCAACACATTCCTCGAATACCTGCAGACGCGGTGGGGGCCAGCCTTCAATGAGGCTATGCGAGCCGCTACCAAATGGTTCGACGAGAATATCCCGAAAATCAAGCAATGGGTGTCCGACGCTGAAGGCGTTGTCAAATCCTTCATCGAGACATTGAAGCATTGGTGGGATGCGCTGTCGCCGGCCGGCAAGACAACCGTTGAAACCATCGGCGTCATATTGGTGCTGCGGGCGCTGAGTGCGCTGCCGATTATCGGTCTACCGATCTTGCTTGCCAGCATCGCGACAGCGATCGTTGACCTCGTTCGCGGCTACAACGAGTGGAAAGCAACCGGCGTCTCCAGTGGTCTGGTGGACTGGACGGTCTGGGGACCGCAGATCGAGAACCTGAAAAGCGGGTTGACGTTCATCAAAGAGAACGTGATCGACCCTCTTACCACGGCCTATAAAGCCTACGACGGCGTGCTCGGCACGGTTGCCGAAAAGCTGGCGGAGCAGAAAACCTACGTTGACGGGCTGATTGCCAGCTATCAGCAATGGAAGGAGACAGGCATTTCCAAGGGTCCTATAGACTGGGACCTGTGGGGGCCACCGATTACGAAGGCAAACGACTGCATCAAGGCTTTGGTTGCGATATTCCAGAAATGGCAGGAAGTCGGCATCAAGGGCTTCATTGATTGGAACGTGTGGGGGCCGCCTATCGAGCGGATAACGGAGGCGCTAAAATACTTCAACGAGAATGCGATCATTCCGCTTATCGACAACTTGAAAGCGTTGAAGGATTTGGTGACTTTCTCGACGGGCGTAAACGCAGAGGACCTGATCCCTGGTTGGCTACGCGGCGTGCTCGGCATTCCTGCTGCTGCTGAAGGCGCGCAGCAACAGCAAGAGGAGCCGTCACTGCTCGGCAAGGCCAAGCAGATGTGGCGCGATCGGCCGGGATGGCTGGGCGGTAGCGGTGGCGGTGCAACTGATGAACGCAAGGCGGATATACGCGACAGGTTGGTCAAGGAGCTGGGCATCCCCGTAGAGGCTGCATCTGGTCTGGTCAGTAACCTCAACGCGGAGTCCGGCATTGCCGGTATCAACGAGCGCAATCCTGTTGTGCCCGGCAGTCGTGGCGGCTTTGGTTGGGCGCAATGGACAGGTCCGCGCCGTGTGGCATTCGAGAACTGGGCACGCGCACATGGGCTCGATCCCGCTTCGGACCAAGCGAACATGGGTTTTCTCGTTGAGGAATTGCGCAACAAATATCCGCAGGTGCTGGCGCAGCTGAAGTCCGGTCAGATCAGCGCGACTGAGGCAGCGAAGATCGTCAGTGATCAGTATATCGTGCCGCCGAAATCTGCGACGGCAGGTCATGTTGCGGCAGCGGCGAGCATTGCCAAGCTGGCAAGTGCTGCGAATGGACCGTCGGCCAGTTTGGCAGCGCCCGCACTCGTGCCGTCACCGGTGAGCTACAACACGTCTGATCAGTCGCGTGACGTGCAGGTCAATGCGCCGACGAATATCAATATCAACGGCGTCGCCGATCCGCAGCGTGCGGCCGATCTTACGGACCGGCAACGCGACCGGCAGACTGCGAACCTACTACGGCAGATGAAGGCGGTGATCGCGTAATGGCACAGCAATGGATCAGGAAAATCAGTCTCGTGGTCGAGGGTGCCCAAGGCAGTATCGAGCTGAGCGCGTTGCGCGTCCGCTTCCACGTGTTCGCGCATACCAACATCGCGCCAAGCACGCTTGAGGCGCGCATCTTCAATCTCAATCCTGACAGCGAGCAGAAGCTGCTGACACAGATAGTTGATCCTTTGCCGTCGCTGCAAGGCTCCAATCCGAACAGCGGCGCCGGCAAGGTGACGTTGCAGGCTGGCTATGAAGAAAACTACGGCACCATCTTCAAAGGTGAGCTGATACAGGTCCGCCGTGGCCGCGAGGGTCTGGATACCTACATCGATCTGTTTGCCGGCGATGGCGACCGATCGCACAACTGGGCGGTGATCAACACGACATTGGCGGCGGGCTGGACACCGCATGACGTGAACGATCAGATACGCAAGGCGATGTCAACTTACGATGTCACAGCTGGCAATCTGCCCGACGCCATCCCGGCCACCGCAGCGCCGCGCGGCAAGGTGGTTATGGGCATGGCGCGCGACACCCAACGCGATCTGAGCAATCAATTCAACGCGGACGGCTTTGTGCGCAATGGCAATCTCGAATGGCTGGAGCGCTCGGCCTACCGCCCTGGTGACATTGCCAAGATCAACGCGCAAACCGGCATGATCGGTCTGCCGCAGCAAACCAACTTCGGGCTGACGGTGCGGATGCTGCTCAACCCCAGCGTCGGACCGGGCACGCTGCTCCAGCTGCAGAACAAGTCAATTCAACAGCTGCAGGCGTCTGGTCAGGTCGGTGCCGTGACAGAGAACACCTACCTGCAGAAAAACCTCAACTACGATTTCCTGACGGCGGCGGATGGCAACTATCGCGTGTTCGCGGTTGAGCATATCGGCGACACGCGCGCCAATGACTGGTACAGCGATGCGATCTGCGTCGCGACATCCTCCGGCATTCCGGGCGGTGCCGCCTTCCTCGTGCCGAAGCAGTATCTTGGATCGGAGGGCGTGCGGTGAGCGGAAGCCTTGCTGGCAGCTCGGCGACGATCGCCGCACTCATTGGTGCGGACGTTCTTGAGGAAGTGTTCCTGCAGCCTCACAGGACCATCGGGACCATCATTCCCGAGTGCGCCGTGGAGGAACATCATTCGGACCGATTACAGGTCACACAGCATCCGATCGAGATCGGCGCCAATATCTCCGACCATGCCTACATGCTGCCTTTCGAGGTCACGTTGCGCTACGGTTGGTCGAACGCGTTGATCGGTGGACAGATACAGAACCTTGGCGATCGGTTCGCGGCGATCGGCAGCGAGAGTTTTCAACAAGTGATCTCGGGCGGCCAGACCGCCGCGATCTACGAGCATCTGCAGCAGCTGCAAGCGTCGCGCATACCCTTCAGGATCGTGACGGGCAAGCGCACCTATGCCGACATGCTGATTACGGAAATGGGTGTTACGACCGACGCGCGCACGGAGAACGTGCTGATTGTCGAGCTACACTGTCAACAGATTATCAGGGTTTCGACCAGCTCTACGCCCGCAGCGGCGGCGCAGGCGATGCCGGAACAGACAGGTGACGCTATCAACACCGGGAACCAGCAGCTTACGCCGGTTCCCGGTGGTGCCGTGACGGGTGTCGCTTAGTGGACGAAGTTGCAGGCTAGGTGCGCTGTGCCGTAGTAGTCGGAACCCATGCCGCGATACGAGCTGAGACAGCTATCCCAGAGCATCTGCTGGCTCTGTGCCGTGGCGCCCGCCGCGCCGCCAGGATGGCGTTGACAGGCGCCCTGATCTCCATAGTAGCACGTGATGGCGTCGCGGTTCTGTTGGGCTTGTGCGGCGATTGCGTCCTTCTGCGCCTGAGGCAGACAGCCGGACGGATTGTAGCTGTTGCAGACGTGGTTCTGATTCGCCTTGTGATACTCGGTTGCCAGCTCGCGATTGTTGATCGTCGCCTTGTCGCTTTCCCATTGCTGGCAGGTCGCCGAGCCTTGGGCGTAGGGGCATGACTCCGGAGCAGCCCAGCCGGAGCCGGCATACAGCTTGCGGACTTCAGCGTAGGACATCGTGCCGGTGATCTTCGGCGGGCACGATCCGGCTGGTGGACCGCCCGGTTGTTGATGGTAAGGCACTGGCCGCCCGGTCTGTCCGTCAACAACGTTCGTGCAGCCTTTGTCGGCGAAACCGCCCGTGTGGTGCCACTCGTTCCATGCGGAATACGGGTGACCGAAGCTGCCGTCAGCATTGCAGCCGGCGAGGGTGATGCAGGCGGTGAGGATCAAGGCGCGCATAGCGTGGTTCCTTCAATACGGTTGAACTCATGGCAACGACGATCTCGGAAATCCCGCTACGTGCTTCATCGCAGACGTTCACGATCTCGCTTGCATCTGTAATATACAAAATGCGGGTGCAGTGGCGCGACAAGGCACAGGAATGGATCGTTGATCTGAGCGATCAGGACGACAATTTGTTGATCGCTGGCGTGCCGCTGCTGCCCGGCGCCGACATTCTGGGGCAGTATCCAGAGCTGGGCGTCGGCGGCGAGCTATGGGTGGCGTCGGACGGTGCGCCGGACGAACCGCCAACCTTTGCCGGGCTCGGCTCGACCCATCACCTGTACTTCGTGGCGAGAAGCTGAATGGACTATCGCGAGCGCTTCCACGACCCGCAGGAAGCCTTACGGGCCGCCCTGGGTAGTCATCAGGCTTCCGTCTGGACAGCCCTGCCTGGCATCGTCCAGAGCGTGGATTTCGCCAAGATCACGTGCACCGTCCAGCCCGCGATACAGGCCCAGCAGGTCACGCCGGACGGCGAACGGAACAACGTCAACATGCCGCTTCTGGTTGACGTGCCGATCCACTTCCCCGGTGGGGGCGGTTACACGGCGACGTTTCCGTTGAAGGAAGGCGACGAATGCGTGGTGGTGTTCTCGTCGCGCTGCATCGACAATTGGTGGCAAAGCGGCGGCGTGCAACCGCCGTTTGAGCAACGCATGCACGATTTGTCCGATGCCTTTGCCGTTCCGAGGATTTGGAGCCAACAGACCAAGATCAGCAATATCTCCGATAAGACGGCGCAGCTGCGTAGTGACGACGGCACGCGATATGTCGAACTGGACACGCCGAACAAGAAGGTTCGCGCGGTCACGGATACCGTTGTGATCGAGCTGGACAGCAGCAGCGGCAAGGTGACGGTGACGGCTCCGACTGAGGTTCATGTTGAATGCCCCCTGGTCACGCTGAGCGGCGACCTGCACGTCTCGGGTGCCGTGATCGGTGGCTACGGCGGGGGCGATCAGGTGGGCTTGCAGACGCATACGCATACGCAGCCAAACGACACGCACGGCGATGGCGAGCTACCAACCAGAGCACCGACGGCAGGCACGTGATGGCAGACGATAACGATGACTGGAGAAATCCGTTGCTCGGCACAACCGGCGTCTTGGCTGTCGTCATGGTGATCGGTCTGGCAGCTCTCGGGATCGGCGGATTGACGACGCTTATTCGTTGGGCGGTGACGCCATGAGATATCGCAAGTTGACAGCGTCCGGCGATATGCAGTTCGGCCAACAGCAAGCCGACTTCTGGATCAACACGCCTGAAGCGGTGGCGCAGGCTGTCCAGACGCGGTTGCAGCTGCAGCTTGGAGCGTGGTTTCTCGATACGGATGACGGCATGGACTGGCAAGGGTCCGTGCTCGGCAACAGAACCTCGCCGATTCGCGACGCCACGATCCGCGCTCGTGTGTTGACGACGTTTGGCGTCAATTCAATCGACGGTTATGCATCAGGCTTCAATCCGAACAACCGAGCGTTCGCGGCGCAGTTCTCGTTGGATACCATCTACGGCAAACTCGATCTGTTGAAGACAACATTCTTGACGCCGACCGGCCCACGTCCGCCGATACCACCATTTAACGTTGGCGCTAACGTGTTGAATGACACGCAGGTCAACGTCACCTGGAGCGGCTAAATGTCAGGCACAACTACCTATCAAGTCCGCTACCGCGTCAAAGGTTCAACGACGTGGATCAACTATGGCCAGCCGATAACGGACTTGACCGAGGTCATATCCGGGCTGAAACCCAACACGACGTATGAAATGGAGGTTGTCGCAACCAATCCGCAAGGTGCGGTTGCATCGAACATTATCACGTTTACCACTGGCAGTTCGGTGCCGCCATCGGTGCCCGGCCTGCCGATCGCCAGCGGGATCAGTACGACATCGCTTGTGCTCAACTGGCCGGCATCGTCCAGCGGTGCCCAACCGATTTTGTACCAGCCGCAGTTCCGGGTGCACAATACTGGTAGCTTCGTCAATGTCGGTCTGCAAAGCCTGTCGCAATCAGTGACGGTCACTGGTTTGTCCGCGAGCACAAGCTACGATTTTCGGGTGATTGCCACCAACAGCAACGGATCGGCGACTTCTGCAACCCTGACGGTCAGCACGGCGGCGATCGGCACTGCGCCCAGCTCGCCAACCAGTCTACGGGCAACAAACGTCACGGCGAGCGGCCTGACATTGTCCTGGGTAGGTTCAACAGGCACGCCACCGATCACCTACCAGCCACGCTACCGTCTTGCAGGCACGACCAACTTCGCCACGTTCGGCCCGGCGATCAGCGGCACGACCGTCAACATTACTGGATTGGCGGCGAGCACCAATTACGAATTTCGGGTGGATGCAGTCAACTCTGTGTCCGCAACACCTTCAGCGATCTTGCCGGTCACGACGATTGCTTCGACCATTGCACCTTCGGCGCCAAGCGGGCTGACTGCGAGTAATCAGTCGCAGACTGGCATAACGGTGTCGTGGGCTGCCTCGACCGGCACGCCAGCGCCGACGTATCAGCTACAGTATCGTGTCGGCGCGACCGGCGCATTTGCCAACTACGGCGCGCCGATCAGCGGCACGTCTGTCAACGTGACAGGACTGGTAGCGAGCACGACATACAACTTCCAGGTTGTGGCGTCCAACAGCGCCGGTTCTGCGACCTCGACGGTCCTGTCGGCTGCGACGACCGGCGCACCTGTAGCGCCATCCGCGCCGCTCAATCCAACGGTTGGCACGGTGACAAGCAGCTCGATCGCGGTGTCATGGACGCATCCGGCACAGGGCACCGATCCGCTGCAATATCAGTTGCAATGGCGCCAGCATCCGGCGGCAGGTTCTGTCGCCGGCTTGTTCAATGAAGACTTCAGCGCGCTCGATATCAGCGAAACAGGCGGCGCCGTTCCGTCTGCGACGATTACACCGGCTTCCGGCGGCTCGATCACCGATCCATCCGGCAACGTGTGGACGATTAGCAGCGGTGCTGTATTCGAGAATGGATCGGCTGCAGGTTTTACGGCCAATGTTGCAGAAGTGGCATTGGTCAACGGCGTTATCTGGCACGAGAACAACACTAACCAGTGGTATTCGTGGTCGCCACCTTCAACGTGGAACCCCGGCACCGATCCGACCGGCGGAACCGGAACCGGCGCCTGGACGAATCACTACGCGTTCGGTGGTTCCGAGTATACGCTATCGGCGAACAACGAGGCTCAGTACTACGCCAGTTCTACGCGCACGCCGGGCTTCAATCCGTTCTCAGTCTCCGGCGGCGTGCTGACGATCACTGCCGACAGTGTGGCGCATACCGTTGCCAACCCGCTTGGGCTGCCATACAATTCCGGTGCGATCATATCAGCGCAGGAGAGCAATGGCTCCCCTGCGCCCGGCCTGTTCTCGCACATGTACGGCTACTTCGAGGCGCGATGCCAGCTGCCGAAAGGGCGCGGGCTGTGGCCGGCATTCTGGTTGCTGCCGTTGACTGGTGCCGGCGAGATCGATATCTTCGAACAGCTCGGCAATGATACAACAACGATCTACTGTTCGCTGCATGCGACGGTGGGCGGTGTCGGCAACACGGTGTCGCTGGGCTTTGATGCGTCGGCGGCAATGCATGTTTACGGCTGCGATTGGCAAGCTGACTTCATAACTTGGTATGTCGATAACGTCCAGGTAGCGCAGGCGCCGACGCCAAGCGACATGATCGGCAAGCCCTACTATATTCTCTTCAACTTGGCTGTCGGTGCTGCTGGTTCCTGGCCCGGCCCGCCTGACGGCACGACAGTCTTCCCAGCCCGCATGCAGATCGATTATGTCCATGTCTTCGACAAGAGGCCATTCTGATGCCAAATCTGACGATCAACCTCGGGTCGCTGACAGGTAAGACTGTCCCGGCTGCTCTGTATGGTTTCTCGACTGGCGCGCTCGCCGACAACGGCTTCGCCAATGCTGCAGCTACTGCCACGAAGAATGCGTTGACAACAATCAAGCCGACGCTTGTTCGCGTCAATGCAAACCAGCAAATTCCGGAGAAATACGGAACCGGCAACACCGGCTACACCAACAATTGGTGGAACAACCGGGCTGCCTTCATGGACCCAAACCATACTTTTGTCATGTCGGCCGGTCCTTCGTCTGACACCGGCTTGCCTTACTCGGCCAGTCAGGAAGCGACGTATGCTTCGAATTTCGCAACTGCAATGCGGAATGCTGGTCACGAGATAACAACTTGGGAGATTGGCAACGAGTCGCTCAACATCTTGCCTGATGTTGCGAGCTATCTGAATTATTACCTGCCGATCGCTCGCGCTCTGCATACTGTTAATGCCAACTATAAAGTTGGCGGTCCTGCCACGACATGGTGGGGCGCCTATGATCCGGCGCAGTTTGCCAATGGTGTTGCGGCCGGTGACTGCGACTTCTACGAGTTCCACGCTTACAACTTCCAGGGCGTAACCGATCATGCGTCCATCTACAATGGTGCCAAGAACTTCGGCGATGCAGACTCCATTCGGACCGCTCTGCGAAATACGAAGCTGGCGAATGTGCCGATCTTCCTGTCGGAGTGGAACCTCGACGGTGACTTCAATACCAATCCTGGCATTCAGATCACCTATGTAGGCGCCATTGCGGACGCATTGCTGTCAACTCGTATGTGGCAAGGCGATCCGAACATTATGGGCGCCGCTTACTGGGATGCTATCAGCGATCCAAAGTTCGGCGCGATTGAAAACAAAGGACAGATCAACACGCCTGGATACTACCTAGGCTACGCCGGTCAGCACATGCCCGGTGCAGAGGTCACGGTCTCCGGTGTGTCTGGCAATCTGCAAGTGCTGGCGACGAAGAACGGCAGTAACGTTGCAATTCAGCTCGTCAATTACGATACAGCGTCTGCGTCAGCCAACAACATCACCTTGACTGGTGGACAGCCGTCCGGTGCGATTACGCGTTGGGAGATCGGCAAATCTAATCAGTCAACGCCGAATGTCTCGACGCAAGCCAGCCTGTCCAGCGTCAATGTGCCGTCTGAGCAAATCGTCATTCTGACCTTCAGCACGGCAGCAGCGCAGCGCTCGTTGACGGTCAACGCGATAACAGGTGCGCAAGTCGGTTCGACATTTACCGTGTCCGGCACACTGACAAACTTCACGTCGGCCCCGACGCTGCTCTATTCTGACGATGGCGGCGGCACTCAAGCGCTGCCGGCCGGCGCGAATGTGACTGCAACATCATACAGCTTCACGCATCCGGCGCCGACAATTGCCGGCAACCATACGATCGTCGTGACTGATGGCACCAACTCGGCATCCGCGACATACAGCGTCGTTGACATCACGTGGCAGTCGCGACCGTTGACAGGCTCACTGTCCGACACCGTGACAGGACTGGCGCCCTCGACCTCCTACGACTTCCGTGTATCGGCGCAGAACTCGCTCGGCAGCGGTCCGTTCTCAACCGTCGTCACGCGCTCGACCGGCACTGTCGCGCCGACGTTGCCGGGTGCGCCTGTAAGCGTATCGTCTTCTGCTGTCTCGTCGTCTTCGGTGACGGTGACATGGGGGGCGCCGACGACAGGCAGCGCGCCGTTCACCTATCGCGTGCAGTCCTCCCCGGCAGGCTTGGGCACCTGGACCAATCGAGGGACAGGGGTTTCGGGCACAAGCCTGCCAGTGACCGGTCTGGCAGCCGCTACGAGCTATGATTTCCGGGTATTCGCCACGAACAGCGTCGGCGAGGGTCCGGCGTCTTCGACTTACAACGTCTCGACCACGACAGCGGCAGCAGCAGTTACGTGGGACCCAGCCAACATCGGCGGCGGCGCGACTTTGTCCAACAGCAACCTGACGGTGACAGCGAACGGTTCCACGACACCGGGCACAGCCTTTCAGGGTGTGCGTAGCACAGTCTCTCAATCGGCCGGCAAACTCGCCTTTGAAGTGACGACAAATGCCTTGACGCAGGACATGGAGATTGCTCTCGTCAATGGCAATCATGCCCAAACGACTGATGCTGGGGAGGATCAGCTCAACGGCATCGCGTTTTATCCCAGCGGCGGCGGTGGTAGTCAGGCGCCGATGTCGGTCTACCAAAATAGCGTTCAAGTGCTGGTCCCTAGCGGCTCGCCGATCTCGGATAGCCCCGGTTCGATTGTGACATTCTGCGTTGATCTGACAGCCCGGTTGTTCTGGGTTACGAGTAACGCGATGCGTAGCGTCTACGGCGCGTCAGCCTGGAATGATAGCGCCAGTGCCAATCCGGCAACCGGCGTTGGTGGCATACCGATCAACATCACGGGTGCATTGTTTATCTGCTTCTTTTCCTCAGAGGGCGGTGCAGTCGTCACACTCAATGCCGGCTCGTCCACATTCTCCACTTTTGTTCCGTCCAGCTTCGCGGCCTGGGGCGGAACAGGAGCAATCACCGCTCCTGGTGCTGTGACAAGCCTGAGTGGCAGCCCGAGTTCTACAAGCGTGCAGCTGACCTGGAGCGCACCAACGATCGGCACAACGCCGTTTACCTACCACATGCAGATGTCGCCGACCGGCACCAACACGTGGTCTGATCAAGGCACGTCTTCGTCGGTATCCGGCACCGTTGCAGGTCTGACGCCTGGGACTGGTTATGACTTCCGCGTCTATGCTGCGAATGCAGCCGGCAATGGCGGGTTCTCCAACACGATCACGGTCAGCACGACTTCCGGCGTCTCGGGCACGACGTTCGACGAAGAGTTTGGCACGCTGAGCCTACTCAATACGCGCAACACGGCGGCGGGCGGCACGTGGCAGCCGGCAGTCTGGTATACTGATGCAAACGGCAGTCCTGATGGCTACGGGATCGATGACGGCTGGTTTGTCAATCCATTCAACCCGGCGACGCCGATCAACGACATATATACGATCGTCAGTGGCTCTTTGAACCTCGCGATCGAAGCCAAGCCGGCAAGCGTCGCTCCCTCGGCTGTCGGCAACAAGCCTTACATGACTGGGCAGCTGCAGACACAGCCGACATTTCGGCAAGCAGGCGGCTACTTTGAAGCGCGGCTTGCCTGTCCGAAGTTGGATGGAACCATGTTCGCGTGGTGGTTCTATTCCGACAACGGCAACCAGATGAACCTGGAGATTCCGACCGTCCAGGGCGGCGGTCAGTTCGCCAAATACAGTCTGTGGAACCAGGGCTCGCAGGCGATCGTCAACGAGTTCTACAGCTACAACATGGCGAGCCCGATCGACTGCACGCAATTCCACACTTACGGCATCGATTGGAACCCGCCAACCGGACTGATGACGTTCTACATCGATGGCGCACAGGTTATGCAGGCGCCGATCCCGGCCGGCTTCACCGATCCGATGTACATGCTCTTGTCGAGCTACACAGGTTCGGCCGGCTGGTATGGTTCGATCACCAATCCTGCCGGGTTGCCGATCAAGATGCAGGTTGACTACGTGCGCGCATTTCCGATCGGGCATGGTCCTGGTAGCGGTGTTGCCGCGCAACCTGTCACGACGTTCCTGAGTTCGCTTGGCGTCAACGTCCATATCGATCAGGGTTTCAGCGCGAACTCATATATCACACCGCTGCAGTTCACCGGGATCAAGAACATCCGCACCGGCTACAGCAACATTGGCGGTGCCGTGACGGCGCACAACTCAGCCGGCGTAATGGTCAACGTGTTCGGTTCGTCTGATCTCACGAGTCACCTTGCAGCAGCGCGGACTCTTGCCACCAACGGCGCGCTGCTATCAATCGAAGGACCGAACGAGCCCAACAATTTCCCCTTCAGCTACCTGGGCAATCAGGGCGGCGGCTCGGGCACATGGGTCCCGGTAGCGCAGTATCAACGCGATCTTTATGCAGGCGTCAAAGCCGATAGCCAGCTGCAGAACTTCCCCGTGTTCCACGTTTCTGAGGGTGCCGGCGAGACGGACAACGTTGGCATGCAGTTCCTGACGATACCGAACGGCGCCGGTATCGCCATGCCTGACGGCACGAAGTATGCCGACTATGCCAATCCGCACAACTACGTCTCAGGCAATCTGGGCGGTCAGTATGTCAACAACACGGCATGGAACGCTGCCGATCCGACATTGAACGGCTCCTGGGACGGGCTCTATGTGGAGTATGGGCGGACGTGGCGCGGCGGCTTTGCCGGCTACAGCAATGCGGACTTGCAGACGTTGCCACGCGTCACGTCAGAAACCGGCTGGGACTCGACCTCGCTTGGCGAGACGATACAGGGCAAGGTTCTGCTCAACACCTACCTCGCGCAGTTCAAGCGCGGGTGGCGCTACACGTTCATCTATGAAATGTTCGACCAGGAAGCGTCATCGGGCAACCAGGGGCTGTATCGCAGTGACAAGGTGACGGCGAAGCTGGCCGCTACCTACATTCACAACATGACAACGATATTGGCTGGCGGGTCGAACATCGCCACGACGCCGCTTGCCTATTCGATCGCCAACCAGCCGGCGACTGTGCACGATCTGTTGCTGCAGAAAACCGGCAACGTCTATGATCTGATCGTCTGGGGCGAACAGGTATCCGGTTCAAACAACGTGGTTGTCAACCTTGCGGTGGCACGTTCCTCCATCAAAGTCTTCGATCCGACTGTCGGCACGGCTGCTGTGCAAACGTTGACAAATGCCAGCTCCGTGACGCTTTCGGTGAGCGATCATCCCTTCATCATAGAGATCACGCTCTGATATGTCCGGCACGATAACAACAACGCCCATCTGCACCGTAGATCGGCTTGGCATTCATGCGCCAAGCTATCAGGACGTGCTGTCCTATTTGCAGCAGCAGTACCAAGCGATCTACGGGGCCGATGTCTATCTCGGGAATGACAGCCAGGATGGCCAGTTTCTGGCCGTGCTCGCGCTGGCTATCCATGACACGAACAGCATGGCAGTCGCGGTCTACGGGGCGTTCTCGCCTGCCACGGCGCAAGGTGCCGGTCTGTCATCGGTGGTCAAGATCAACGGCATCCGCCGGCTGATCGCGACCAACTCCACCGTTGACGTTGTGCTGGTCGGACAGAACGGCACGACGATCCTCAACGGCATTGTGCGCGATGCGAACGGCAACAATTGGCTGCTGCCGCCGTCTGTGACGATCCCCCCTGCCGGACAGGTGACGGCGACGGCGCAGTCAGCCAACCCCGGCGCTGTCTCGCTCGCGGCGCGCGGCATCGATACGTCGAACGATGCCGGCACGATCCTGACGCCGACGCGTGGCTGGCAGAGTGCCAGCAATCCGTTGCCGGCGGTGCAGGGTGATCCGCTGGAATCGGACGCAGCACTGCGCCAGCGTCAGACTGTCTCAACGGCGCTGCCGTCGCAGACTGTGCTCGATGGCATTGTCGGCGATGTTGCCAGCGTGCCCGGCGTGCTGCGCTATCAGGTCTACGAGAACGATACCGGTGTAACCGATATCAACGGCATACCACCCCATTCGATTGCGTTTGTGGTGGACGGTGGCGACGCCAGTCAGATTGCCCAAGCCATTGCGTTGAAGAAGACACCGGGCAGCCCGACCTACGGCACCACGACTGAAATCGTCATCGATGATCAAGGCACCGGGCATTCGATCAACTTCTTCCGGCCGACACCGGTTCCGATCACGGTCGCGATCACGATCGCACCGCTGGCAGGCTTCACGACAGCGACAGAGGCGGTCATTGTCCGCGCCGTGGCTGACTACATATCGGCGCAACCGATTGGCATAGACGTGCTGCTGACCAAGCTGTATTCGCCGGCCAATCTGACTCCGCCTGTCGGCAATACGTTCAACATTGTGTCGCTGGCAATTTCGCGATCCGGCACGCCGACGGCGCAGGACGTGCCTATTGCCTTCAACGAGGCGGCAATTTGCACCACTGACAACGTAACACTGACAGCGCTGGTCAACCCGTAATGGCATGGGGCGTCCACAACAGCAACCTGTTGCTATCGAACAGCAACAGGACACTTACGCAGAACGGTCAGCAGTTCTCGGTGCTGTCGGCTGCAGGCGCCCGCTTTGTCACGTCCGGCAAGTTCTACTGGGAACTCGTCCTCAACGCTGATTTGTCGTCGGGCGGCACTCTTGAATCCGGTAACAGCTTCATCAATATCGGTGTCGCCAACCCTTCGTTCGATGCCACGCTCACAAGCCCCGACATTGGCGGCACGACCAACGCGTATCAGTGGTACACATTCGGCGGTGGCGGCTCTGGCAACTACAACGGCACCTATCAGTTTCCGCTGCCGGCATTTGCGCAGGGCAACACTGCGCAAGTCGCGTTGGATGCCACCAATCATACGATGTGGCTCAACGTCAATAACGCTGGTTGGATCGGCAACAACGGCAACGCCGGTGATCCGGCTGCCGGCACCAACGGTATTCCGCTAGCATCTGGTTTGTATACGGGCGGACTCGCGCCCGCAATCAGCTTCCAACCTTCTACGAACAATCAGGTAACTGGCAACTTCGCACCGGCCAACTGGACCTACACGGCGCCGTCCGGTTTCGGCTCGATTGACACGCAGACGCTCAACGCGACAGCGGCATTTGCCGGTGCCGGCTCCCTTACGGTCAACGCTACTGTCCCTGCTCAGTCGCTCAAGCAGGCGAGCGCGGCACTGGCCGGCATCGGTTCGGTCACGGCAAACGCACGGCTGCGAGCGCGCGGTATTGCGCTGTTCCAGGGCGTAGGAACCGTCTCGGCAGCGACGCGCGGACCAGTGCCTGCCTCGGCTAGTCCGGCAGGCGTAGGCAGCCTGAGCGTGGTGGAACGGGTGACGATCCACGGCTCGGCTAGTCTCTCAGGGGCAGGCTCTGTTTCGGTGTTCTTCACACCGATTGCGGCGCCCCCTCCGGTGATCGTGCCACCGCCTGCCGTGCAGGTTCCCGTTGACGATTATCTGCGGCTGATACCGAGCTACAACGCCATTCAGCCGAAGTTCATGGCGACGTTGCGATCAGTTGTTCAACCATTCGCCGATCAGCAGGAGTTCCTGTCGTCACTGCCGCAGGTATTCGACCTCGATACGGCGATTGGCGTGCAGCTCGATCAGGTCGGCTTGTGGATTGGCCGTGACCGCACCATTGAGACGCCGATCAGCGGTGTTTACTTTTCGTGGGATACGCCTGGACTTGGCTGGGAGCAAGGCACGTGGCAGGGCACCTTCGATCCGAGCGAGGGTCTGACGGTGCTGGACGATGAAACCTATCGGCAGTTGCTTTACGCGAAGATCGGTTCCAACAACTGGGACAGCTCGCCGCAGAGTATTGTTGATATTCTGTCAACGCTGCTTGAGGGTCAAGGCGCCGTTGCGATAACCGTCACCGACAACAACGATATGACGATATCGGTCAACGTAAGCGGTGCGATCAACAGCGTTGTGTTTCGCTCGTTGATCCTAAACGGTGAGGTTCCGATCAAGCCTGCGGGCGTCGGTATCACCTACAACCTGCCAGCGCCCGGCGCGACAGTCTCCTATCCCGGCACGGCCTTCATTGGCGGCTCTGGCGGACTTGTTGCCAACGCTACGGTGCAGCGGCCCGGAACGCAGTTTGCGTCGGCCAATGTAGTCGTGAGCGGTGTTGTTGTTGCCCGCGCTACCATTCGAGATACGCAGGCGCGCGCAACATTTTCCGGTGTCGGCAACGTCGTGGTGGCGCCGACTGCCAGATTGCAGGCGCGGACAACGCTTGCCGGTGCCGGCGGACTGCTCGGCGTGGCGACCCTGCGAGCGCGAGCGCAAGTCACAATTCAAGGGGCTGGTGGGCGGACATTCAACGTATAACTGCGGACGTATGATCTTATGGCACAGAACGACTTTCTTCTCTGGGCAACTGGCGCGAACGCCAACGTCTTATCGCAGGCGGAGTATGCCGGCCTTGGCAATCGGTCGTCAGGCGTCGTCGCTGGTGTAGCGTCCGGCAAGCTCTACAATAAACAAAACCGTCAGGCGTCGATAATCTCGTCGATGATCGCGCAGTTCATCAGCGATCGGCTCAACGCCGACGTGATAGATGACGGCACCATCGCGACGATCGAAGCCAACTTTACCGCTGCCGTCCGCAGCGTCTTCAGCATTCCGAACACAGGCGTTGTGCCGGGCACCTACGGTCCGACCATGACACTGTCAGTGCAGGCAGACGGTCGGATCACGGCATTGTCGAGCACGGGATTGACATCTTCGGGCGTGCCGCCCGGAACCTACGTCGGCACGACGATAACGGTTGCGGCGGACGGCCGCATAACGGCGATCTCTGGCGTGCCGTACGGTCAGATCGGTGGCGACAACAACTGGCAAGGTGGCAACACCTTTAATCATCTGGACAACGGTGGCAACGGCGGTCAATTCCGAGCTGTGCAGGGTTCCTACGGTTCGATGTGGCGTAACGATGGTAGCTCGACGTATCTGCTATCGACCGCTGCCGGGCAGCAGACCGGCATATGGAGTGCCTACCGTCCGTTCTACTGGAATATGGCGACAGGCGCCGTCACGATCGACGGAACTGCGTCAGGTGTCAACTTCGGTGGCGCGATAAGCACTGGCCAGGGGATCACGGCTGGATCAGGGAACATCACAGCCAATTCGGGGCGCCTACGCGCCGGCTTGGGTGCGTTCGGGTCCGGTGATGCCTTTGCTGGCGTCATTCTCTCGGACGTGTTTCTCGGCGGCAATCTGGGCAACGATGATTGGTCCTACATGCGGCTGCCGAGCGGCTACATCATCCAGACTTATCGCGGCGCGACTACCAACGGTGGCGAGTTCATCACGTTCCCGGTGGCGTTCCCCAATGCCTGCCTGCAAGTGTTGGTGCATGAGGGAAATCCGCAAGGATGGATTCCGCCGGCAATTTCCTTCGTCAGCCCAACGATCTTCGGCACGCAGCAGTTGAGCGCAAATGCCTTTGCTCTCTACTGCGTGCGATACAACTCGAATGCTACTTGGTTCCTTGCTGGTGGCATAGCATTTCGGTACATCGCCATCGGCTACTAAGGAGGGAGAACATGCCGCAATATGCCTACTTCGATCATACTCAACCAGAGCCGCAGCATGTGCTCGGCTGGTATGACACGGATATCGTTGACTACAAGGACAAGCTGCCGAAGCCCGATGATCTGTTGGAGTTGAACGCCAACCAATGGGCAAGGCGATTGATCGGGCACTGGGCCGTCAAAGGTGGCGGTTTGATCCCTTACGATCCGCGTCCAGCGCCAGGAGTCGGCGGATGAAGCCAATCCTCCTCTCATTATTGTTGCTGACTGCATGCGCCAGTCAGCAGCACGTAGCTCCGCCACTGCCTGCGCCTGCGCCTGTTGCAGACGGCGCAACGACGGTGCCGCCGCCTGATGTCACGGCGACAACGGTCAAGGATGTTTCCGGTCCAACCGTCGTCATCATGCCGTCGCATACGTTGATCTTGTATCTCTCCGAGGATGCATACAATGGTGACGTGCAGGTCCAGGTGACGATCGGCGGGGCGAACGTGTTTGCCAAGCCGGTGAACGTGACGGCGAAGCACGCGCTCAACCAGCGCCAAGTCTTCACGATCCTCGGTGCATGGCCGAACAAGCCCCAGGTGACGGTTACATTCAGCAATGATGCCTACGGCGGCAGCGCGTCGAAGGACCGCAACCTCTACGTGGTGGGCTCGATCTACGACAACGTCACGTCCAAGGTTTCGCGCACGCTATGCTGCAATGGTAGCTGGACATTCACGCCATGACAGACACGATAATTGAAGATGTCGGCGGTGTTGCACAGGCTATGAAGTCCATGCATATCGCCGATGCCGAAGCGCTTACAGGCGAGTGGCTGGACCGACTGGCAGCGCAATACCGGCTCGACCGTGGGCATCTGGAAAGCGATTACAGCCTACGCAACCGACTGGTCAACCGTATTCGAGGCGCGTGATGCCGATCGAACTGAAATGGCCGGAAAAGCAGACGCTCGACGCGCTTGACTATGCCTGCGACATGACGGGTGATCTGGTATCGGGTGAGACGATTACTGACATTGCCGTATCCGTCAAACCTTCCGGCACGGATGAACTCAACGTGCAGAGCGTGGCGCTGCAGGGCAATGTGATCGTGGTCTGGTTGACGGGCGGCGTCGGCGGACGCGGCTACCTCGTCCGTATTGATGTCACGACCTCGGCAGAACGGGTATTCGACGTGCTGGCGGTCCTGCCCATGAGCCGTATCCTGATGCCCTTCCCGGTGCCCGAGCCGACTTCCCAGGATTTCTCGGAACCTATCACCTACCACGAGCCCGTAGCCGTCCAGGCGGCTGCCACAATCGCCGGGCAGGCACGTCTGGCGTCGGCCCTATGAGCGAGAAACCATGGGCGATCATCTGCCGGTTTGGCGGCGTCGGCGACAACCTGATTGTATCCTCCGTGCTGCCGCTGCTGGCGCGGAAATACAATGTCGAAGTTATCGCGCAGGCGCCGTTTCACGTCGTCTTCGAGAACAACCCGCACGTGGCGCGGTTGACAGTGCGCCAGCGCTCCGACCTGCCGAGCGATGCCATGCCCTGGCAACGCTGGTTTGACGACAGAGCGATCGGCGCCGACATGCTGGTCAACCTCTCGCATTCCTGCGAGTCCATGCTGTGCCTGTTTGAAAGCCAGACGCAGTATCGTTGGCCGGATGCATGGCGACGCCAGCACTGCGGGCGCAACTACTTGGAGCACACGCACGACATCGTCGGCGTGCCGCACGAGTTCGATCCGCGCTTCTATCCGACACGCGAAGAATGGCAACGTGCGGAGGAGGTTCGCCGGACAGTCGGCGGACGCTATGTTGCGTGGTGCCTGTCCGGCACGCGCTACGACAAAATCTTCCCGTCAGCCCCGATCGCGATAGCGCGCATTATCAACGAACTGCAAATGCCTGTCGTGATGCTGGGTGCTCCTGGCAAGGATTCCGATCTCGGCAAGAGCATTCAGGAGCACGTCAAGAAGCACAACGGCACCGATCGCGGGCTGCATCTTGCGGTGTCTGCCGACGCGACGAAGACGGCGCCCGAGCTGCGCGATGCCTTGGGCCTGCGCGAGAACGTCGAGGCTTGGCCGATCAGGCGCGTGCTGACACAGACCATGCTGGCTGATCTGGTGATATCGCCTGATACCGGTCCGGCGTGGGCAGTGGCCATGTCAGCAATGCCGAAGATCATACTGTTGAGCCACGCCTCGCCGGAGAACATCACGAAGCACTGGCGCAACACGGTGACGCTGCATGCTGATCAGCAGCGTGTGTCGTGCTGGCCGTGCCACAAGTTGCACGAAGGACCGCACACGTGCCGGCCGAACGCCGACAACAACGGCGCCTCGTGCATCAGTGACATCAGCGTGGAGACGATCGTGTCAACCGCTGATGCGTTGTTAACCCAAGAAAGGAAACCCGACCAATGGCAGGTATCTCAGCTTATCACGAAAAGCAGCTGCTGGACTTCGGACTGGGTGGTGCAGGCGCCGTAAGCCAGCCCGCATCAGGCTCGCACGGTGTCGGACTGTCGCTTGGTGCGCCGACCTCGATTTCTGCATCCGAGATCGCAACCGGTTCCGGTTGGACACGTCAGCCGATCGGCTTCGCGGCGGCGGCGTCACCGGCCGGTTCGGCGTCGAACAACACCGCAGCGACATTCGGACCAGGGCTGACCGGTGCGACGTTCTCCGGTCTGCAAATCTTCGATGATACGCGGTCCGGCACCGGCAACATGCTCTGGTATGGCAACCTCGCCACGCCGCGCACGCTGGGCGTCGGCGACAGCTTGGTGATCGCAACCGGTGCGTTGACTATTACCCTCGCCTGATCTGTCGGGTGCAGTCCAACGGTCTGCACCCCACGGACTTCCTAAAGAGCGGCTTCGACAATGGCGTGGTCCTTCGTCGGTGCCGGCGCTTTAGCGTCCGTCACCACCACAGCGATATCGGTAGCAGAGCCCGCTGGTGTACAAGCCGGCGATCTTCTTGTTGCGCTCATATCGCATCGTGCCGCGTCGGGTGCCGCTTCGGTGGTGCTGCCGACTGGTTGGACTCTCGTTACTGAGCAGAAGGTCGGCAACACCACCGCCGCCAGCACGTTAGGCATCGGCAACGGCGTCATGGCCTACCGGGTCGCGACCGGAGCCGGTGGGCCGTGGAGCTTCACGGTTCCGACCGCGAACGTTGCGCTCGGTCGCATTCTTGTCTACCGCGGTCAGGACAAGCTCGCGTCGCCACTGTGTATGACACGCAGCACGACGACGGCAACCGCCACGACGAGCATCAGCGTTACTGGCCTAACAACGCCGAACGCCAACTGTCTGATCATTCACGGTCTATGCGGCGCACAGAATGGCGCGATGTCGGCATTCGACGCCGCGACCGATCCAACGACTGCTAGCGGCACGGGCGGTCAAACAGGCGCTCCAACTGCCGGGACATGGCTGGAGCGAACCGATGACGCTACCGCGAATGGTTCCGATTGTAGTCTGGCAATTGCAGACGCGGTTCGGGCCACGTCGGGCGCCACAGGCAATTTCACCGCGACGGCGGCGCTGGGTTGTGGCTACGCCTCGCTCGTCGGCGTGTTCAAACTCGACGTTGCAATCCCAGCCGGCCAACGGCTGGTCACGCATTACATCATCGGAACGGGAACCGGCAGCTTCACGCCGCCGTCCACCGTCAACGCGATCGTCGAAGTATGGGGCGCGGGCGCCACTGGAAACACCGCGAGCGGCGTGGGCGGTAACGGTGCTGGTTGGTCACGGGATAGTAGCTACGCGCTAACAGCGGCAACGCCGGTCAACTTTTCGCTCGGTGCTCCCGGCGCGACCTCTGCGGCGGCCGGTGGCGATACTTGGTGGGCAACATCCGGCACGCTGATAGCGAACGGCGGCGGGTCCGCTACCGCGCGGATCGGCGACGTGACGTTTGTCGGTGGCGTGGCGAGCACCAACTCTGCCACCGGTAACACCGGGGGCGGTGGCGCAGCCGGTCCGTATGGACCTGGGCGAGCCTCTGGCAGTGCTGGCAGTGGTGGCGGAACGGGTGGCGGTGGTAACGGCGGCGGCACCGACTCAACAGCTTCCGCAACGGCAGCTGGCACCGCTGGCGGCAATGGTTTCGCTGGAACGGGCGGCGCTGCTGGCGTTGCAAATGGTAATGGTTCGCCGGGCGGTCCGGGCGCGGGCGGTGGCGGTGGCGGTAACACGACAGGTCAAGGCGCTCGCGGTGGTGATGATTGGAGCAACGGCGGCGGCGGTGCGGGTGGCACAGGCAGCCTCGCCAATCATCCTACAACGGCGGTCGGCGGCACGCCGGGTGCTGGCGGTGCGGCGGCAAATGCGGCACTTGGGCGCGGCGGTTACAGCCTCGTCAAACTCAGCTATGTTGGGACCGACGATGACAGCCTGACAGTTGTCGGCTCGCTGTCGAACATCGTCTTCGCGCGACCGGGTGCAGCTCATATTGCCGGCACCGGCTCGATATCGGCCAATGCAACAGTCGTCAGTGGCGGTCCGACTACTTGGCAAGGGACTGCAACATTTGCTGGCGTAGCGTCGGTTAGTGCTGTCACTGCCTACGTCAAACCGCAACAATGGGACATCGGCAACTACTATCATCCCAACGTCACGCTGTCGGGCACGGGCGGAAACTTTACCGCGCTGCAGACGGGGAGCAGCGGCAACCGTGCATCGGTGGTTGCGACTGAGTTTTTCAATACCGGCAAATACTACTGGGAACTGCAGATCGATTCCACTGGCGGCGGTCAGTATGTCGGACTGGCGCGTGCAGCGTTCGATCCCAACGGCTTCGATTCCGCCTTGTATGCGACTGAGGTTACGTGGTGGACCTTTACCGCTGACTCATCCGGTCATATAGTTGCTGCTAACGTCGAGATCAGCGCCGGGGCACCGTTCTACACGACTGGCGATCGTGTCCAGTTTGCCTGGGATGCTACCAATCATCTGATATGGCTTAGAGTCAACAATGGCTCTTGGGCGAACGGCGGTGATCCGGCAGCCGGGACCAACGGTTACGATATCTCGTCCGTGACGGGACCTCTCGCTCCGGCGATCTCGCTGGGCGGCACGAATGATCAGATATCAACCAAGTTCGATCGTGCCTCGTGGTCCGGCACGGCGCCAGCCGGTTTCGCTCAATTCGACCCTGTCATTCTACAGGGAACTGCAACGCTAGCCGGCACGGGCTCGCGGACCTTTAACGCCACGCACACACCGGCAGGCACAGCAACAATTGGCGGTGCCGGTTTGCTTAGCGTCTCTGCGCGGATCATTGACCGGATCGACCCTGTCACGCTGGCAGGTATCGGCTCAATTACTGCAAACGCTACGCATACGCCGGCAGGCACAGCCGTTTTCGCCGGTCTAGGTTCGTTAACTGTTGACGCAACTGTTGTTCTCGGCACTGTCACGTGGCAGGGCTCGGCAACGTTTGCAGGCGTCGGCACGCTCAGTGTCAATGCGACGCACACGCCAGCCGGACAGGCGACGATCAACGGCGCCGGTTCGCTTGCTGTCACTGCGACGCTGATCGATGCTATAGACGCTCTTACGCTGCCAGGTGCCGGCTCTCTCAGCGTCAACGCCACGCATACGCCGGCTGCGGCTGCGACGTTTGCCGGTATCGGCTCGGTCACGCTCAATGCGACTTTGACTGCTCCGGTCACGGCGAATATCAACGGCACCGGATCGGTCACTGCCAATGCTACGCACACGCCGGCTGCGACGGCATCGCTCAACGGTGTCGGATCGATAGCAGCAACCGCGACGGTCATCGCTCGTGCCTCAACAACCTTGGCCGGAACAGGCGGGATATCGGCGACGGCGACGGCGATAGAGCAAGCCTCGTCAACGATCGGCGGCACAGGCACCGTCACGATCTTCGTCGTCGAAGGCGAGCTAGGTATGGCGTCGCTCGCGGGTGTCGGCTCGCTTACGATAGACGCCACGCACACCCCGATCGGCACGGCGACCTTCAACGGCATAGGCACGCTGGCGACGGCTTCCGCGGTGCTGGCAGGCGGTTCGGCGATGCTGGGCGGCATCGGTGCGGTTTCGGTCGCGGGGGCTGCCCAGGCCGCTGCCAGCGCTGCCCTGAGTGGCATTGGCACGCTAACCGTCAGCGGCATTTCGGCGTCTCAGGGAACGGCGGCGTTTGGCGGTGCCGGCTCGATCTCGGCGAGCGCCACGCATACGCCGGCCGGACAGGCGACGATAGGCGGCACGGGATCGGTGACGCTCAGCGCCCGCGTGGCGGCGATCAGCTCCGCGACGCTGGCCGGTGTTGGTTCCGTCACAGTCACAGCGACGGCGATCGAGCAGGCTGCCGCGACAATCAACGGCGTAGGCTCGGTTGCGGCTGACGGGCTGATCCGTGGTCGGATCGACGCAGCGGCAACGCTAGGCGGCACGGGTGCTGTCACGGCAACCGCGACGATTATCGAGCGCGCTACCTCTGCGATCAGCGGTAGCGGCTTGCTCGCGGTCAACGCAACGCATACCGGTCAAGCTGCCGCGGCGATCGGCGGAACGGGTGCCCTGGTAGTCAACGCGGTCCATACGCCGCAAGGCGCTGCGGCACTGCACGGCATTGGTTCGATTACTGTTGCGGCAACGCATACGCCGAATGGCAGCGCCTCGATCTCAGGCGCCGGTGTGTTGACAGTGAGCGCCAGTCTGCGCCTGCCGGCGATTGCGTCAATCGGCGGCGTCGCTTCGTTTACAGCGATGGCGGATCATACTGCACAAGGCGCTGCGACGTTCGACGGCATCGGCACTCTGACGGTTGACGAAAGTCTCGCGCTGGCGACGGGCGCCGATCTTGCGGGCGCAGGCGATGTCACTGTCGAGGCATCGCTGATCGTTCAAGCTGCCGTCGATCTGGTCGGAACCGGCGCTCTGTCGGTTGACGGTAGCGTATTCAGTCCTGAGCCGGGCTCGGTCACACTTTCCGGTATCGGGTCTGTCACGATCAACACGCGGCTTGTTGCGGCGATACACGCGACGATCGGCGGTCAAGGCATCCTGGCTGCCGACGCGGTTGTTGTGACGAGTATCCTGCCGCCGCCGGAGCGGGAAATCCACGTTGTCGGGCAGTCTCGTGTCGTGACAGACAGCCGCGATCGATCGCTTACGGTTGCGCCTAGTCAACGTGCTGCGTCGGGCGAATACAGCCGACTGATCTCCGATCGGCGCGGCGGAAGGAGGATATGACATGGGCACCTTTTACAGCGACCATATTCAACAGTCCTACTACTATAACTCGCCATCGCGCGTTTACGATCTTGGCATGCTGGAGCCGGGTACGCGCGCAGCTGTCGAGGCGATCTTGAAAGAAGCGGCGAGCATAGGCCAGCCGCTGCTTGTGTTTGAGACGTATCGTAGTCAACAACGTCAGGAATTGCTGTACCAGCAAGGCGCCACGCAGCTGCGCGTTGTCGGTTGTCACCACTTCGGTCTGGCCGCCGATCTCGTGAAGAATGTCGGCAATGAGCCGAGCTGGAAAGGCTCGTTTGACTTCCTCGGTCAGCTCGCGCGCAAGCATGGCATGTTGTGGGGCGGTGACTGGGGTCAGCCGAACATGCGGCATAGCTTCATCGATGCTGATCATGTGCAGCGTGTCACGCTCGCGGACGAGAACCGCGTATTTGCTGGCGAATTTTTCCCAGGTGTGGACTACAACCCTTATGTTGCGGTTGCCTAGAGCCATTGCCATGTTTTGCGGTGTTTGATTGCATGAACGGTTGCGACGCAGATATTGTATGAGCCGGCAATCTTGGCAAAAGATAACTGTCCTGCCTGTAGAAGTGCGCGGATTTCTAGGACATCAGCTTCGCTCAACTTGGATTGGCGTATCTCGGTTCCGTATGCCTGTTTACCGTGCCGTTGCTTGTCTAGGTTATTTTGGCGTCTAGTTGCCCATCTGACGTTCGACGCTCTATTGTTCATTCTGTCGGAATCCCAGTGTGCCACTTCATGTTTGGTCGATGGTCGCGGACCATGGAATGCTGTGCATACGAGCACATGGATGCCAACGTGCTGTTTTCTGCCGTTTACGTCGATGATGTTCGTGAAGAGGTAGCCGTTATTCTGCGGAATAACTGGCGCCAAGGGTGCTGAGTGATAAGGACTCCTGATCCGACCATAGCTGCTTGCTTCGTAACCGGGAAATCCCGGAATTGATCGCCACTGCTCCGGCAATGCGCGTCGTATCATGGCTTCCCTCCGTTCTCTGAATAGGGTATACCACGCGTGAATCCTAATACCATCGATCTCACGCCGATCATCAATGCGCTGATCGCTGTCGCAGCGGCGATGATCGCGCCGTCAGCCGCGCTGCTCCTGGCATGGCTGCGCTCGCGCAAGCATTGGAAAATTCTTGAAGACGCGCAGATGAATCAAGTGATCACCGAGTCAGCGCAACGCCTCGGGGCAGCGTTTCTGACCAAAGTACAGAAAGCAGGAGAATCCGTCCATGATGTTGACGTTGGCAACCCGGAGCTGGCGCTGTTCGCCAACAGGATCATCAGCGGCTATCCTGGCTTCGTGGCAAGGCTCGGCTACACGCCGGATAAAGTGGCTGCAGTCATCCTCGATGAAGCGCAACGCCTTGGGCATCTGTCGCCGACCGTGCCTGCGCCCGCGCCAAGCGCGCAAGGCGCCATGCGTCTAGCTGCCGCCGCCCCCAACATTCAGGCGTATCCATGAAACGCCGCAACATCCTTTCATTGCCGGTCAGTATCGCGCTGACAACATGCGCGGGCAACCTGACGATCAGTCAGGCCGTCGAGGACGTGGCGCTGATCGCGGACGGCTTTCTCGGGGTGCTGCCGAACATTGTCGGCATAGCCGGTCTGAGCACAGACGATCTAACACGCGCTGCAGGCTGGATTGCCGACCTCCACACGCTCGCGGTGCGGCTCAGGGAAGCCACCACAGCTGCCGAGGCGGCGCCGATCGTCCGACAGGTCCAAGGGACGCTGGGACGGCTCGCGGGCATCCTGGCGTTCTTCCCCGTGCCTGCTCCGGTGGTGCTGGCGCTGCAGATGGCGCAGGCGCTGGTGCCGCTGGTGTACGCCGCATTCAACGTGCCGCAGCCGCAGGCGCCGAACCGGGCGCTTGCCCGCTTCACCTCGCCATCGGTGACGCCTGATCAGGCGCGGGCGACTCTGAAACAACTAGCCACGAGGTCACACAATGCCAGCGATGAAGTTAGGTAAACGCGCCGCTGTTGACGATCCGCGCATTCCGCGTATGTCAGTAGCGACGCAAGGCAAGCTGCCGTTTCCGCCCGCCAACGTGAACTGGTATGCGGCTGTCGGCGAGTGGGGCATGCTCGGCAATGACACGGTCGGCGATTGTGTCGAGGCCGCTGGCCTGCACGCGATGCTGCAGATGTCCACTTACGCTGGTGATCGGTCGATACCGACTACTGCGGACGCGTTGAAGTGGTACGAGGCGACCGGGTGGCGACCGGACGATCCATCAACCGATCAGGGGAGCTACGTTCTAGGACCAGAAGGTATGCTGCCCTGGTGGCATCTCAACGACGTTCCTTGCGGCGGACGGACGACGCGGCTCGACGCATTCATGCAGATCAAGCAGAAGAACGTGACGGAATGGCGCCAAGGCATCTGGATATTCGGCGGTCTGCTGCTCGGCATACAGCTGCCGGAAGCGATTGTGTCCGGTATTCAAATCCCTTATGTCTGGTCGGAGTTCGGCGGCCCGATTGCTGGCGGTCACGAAATCTGGGTGCCTGGCTACCAGCAAAACGGATCGAGCCGGCTCTACGACCTGATCTCGTGGGGGCAGCGGTTCCGTGCTACCGAGGAGTTCCTGCTCAATTGCGTTGACGAATGCGTGGTGATCGTGGACAACCGCGAGATGAACAAGCGCGGCGTCAATGCAGCTGGTCTGAGCTACACGCAACTGACGAATGACCTCAAGCTGATCAACAGAGGCTGACCATGGCAATTCTCAACGCAACAGCCGGCATATCAGGTGTCGGCAGGCTGACGGCAATCGCTGCGGCAAAGGAAACAGCGACGGCGGTCCTGTCGGGCAATGCCAGCGTATTTGTCAACGCTGTCAATGCGCTGCATCTGGCGAGCCCGCCAAACTATCCGATTCCGCCGCAGGCGGATGACGCTGCGCCTGTCTTTCTTGTCGATCCGGCAACCGGTGCCGCAGTCGGCGCAACAGGACCGTACGCAAACGCACTGCCGGTGACGCCGGCCGATGTCGGCTCACTGCCGGCAACCACGCGTGCGTTGTGGATCGGCGGTGCCGGTAACGTGACGGTTGACACTCTTGGCGGACAGACAGTCACGCTGACCGCAGTGGCAGCAGGAACATTGCTGCCACTGCAAGTCTCGCGTGTCCGTGCGGCGACAACGGCGACGTTGGTCGTCGCGTTGTGGTGATGCCTGCGCTGACGGGTCGCACCCTGCCGCGCCTAACCGTGTCGGGCGATGCCTGCCAAGCCCTGACAATCCACGTCTTGCGTTGCCGTGCCGTGCCGGGCCTGCCGGGTCAAGCCGGGACCTTCCGAGCGTTGCGATGCCGCGTCTGCCCCGCCATGACATGCCTTGCCGTTGCGAGCGTAGCCTTGCCTGCGCTGTCTTGCCGTGACGGACCTAGCCGCGCTCTGCCCTGTCGAGCCTGCCATGCCATGCCCTGACGATCTATGCCATCCCGAGCCGAGCCTAGCCAGCCACGTCAAGCCGTGCCTTGACACGTCTTTCCAAGCCTAGCCGAGCCGAGTCTGCGTTGACCTGCCAATCGATACCTCGCCGTGCCAAGCCGCGTCTGCCCTGCCTCGGCCTGCCGAACGATACCATGCCCTGCAGACCCATGCCTGCGATGCCGGAACGTGCCCTGCGCTCTCGTGCCACGTCACCACGTACCCTGCCTGCGCCGCCTCAACGCGTCCTACCGAGCCAAGCCGAGACAAGCCTGCGATGCGGCGCCTAGCCTCGCCTCGACGGATGTCGCCTCGCCTAGCCTGCGTTGCCACAACCAGCCCCCCGAGATCAGGCGAACCCAGCGTGTCCAAGCCTGCCACGCGCCGCCCGGACTGCCCTTGCCTATCGGTGTCGCCCCGAGCCGGCCGCGCCCTGCCTCGCCCAGTCTCGTCCTGCCAGGACGTGCCTTGCCTGCCCCGTCGTGACGTGCCCAGCGCGGCGTAGCCGAGCCTGCCATGCCATGACCGGTCTAGTCCCGCCTAACCATAGCGGGCCGCGCCTGCCCCGCCATCCGGGCGTCGCCTTGCCGAGCCTTGTCGAACCATGCCTGCGACGCCTTGCCACGGCGTTACGCGTCTAGCCGCACCTTGCCGAGCCTGCGACGCGATGCCTTGCCAAGCCACGTCGCAACCCGCCAAGCCTGCGTTGCCATCCCTCGAATTGCCCAGCCAACGCTAACCCTGCCCTGTACACAAGGCGAGGCGGCCGAAGCCGCCCCGTTAGTGTTAGATATTATGACTGCTACTGTCTGCGGCGCTTTCGCCCTGCCTTGCGGTCGGGGCCTTTGCGTGCTGGCGACTTCACCGTGCCACCTTCCAGCTGATCCTGCCGGCGCCGCTCCAGTTCGGCAATCCGCTGGCCTTCATCGAACAGGCGCGACATTTCGGTCAACCGCTGATACTTGATATGGAAGCGGTTGAAGTCATCTAGCGCGTCCTTCAACATGACGCGCCGCAAGTCACGATCGGGCAGAATGCGATCAAGCGGACGATAACCGCCGCCCGCGTGACGATCGATACTCAACGAGATCATGGTGCGCTGCCCGGTATCGTCAACAACATGAATGGCAATCAGGCGGCGTATCTGGTCGAGCCGATAGCGGTATCCTGCCTTGGCGTCTTCCCATTCGAGTTCTTCATGCAGTGCCGAGCTGGGATGCGTAGCAGCCCAGTCGTGCACCACCTTGACGTAGAGATTGCCATCGGGATCGAGCCGGCGCAGCGCCTCCAGTTCCTGCTGGATGCGCGCCGTGGATTCAAGCATTGTTCGGCCTCCTGGTTGAACGCGCGGCCCAGCCGATAGCGTTCGCCAGATCGCCTTTTTCCATTGCCAGCTCATACTTGTTGAGTGCGAGCATGTGTTGCGTGAACTTGCGCTCGCGCCGTGCCCATGTGCCAATACGCCGCTTCCTCCGAGGCGGCGTTTCCTGCAATGCTTTCTCCTTCAGCGCCTCTTGTGCGAGGCGCTGCCCTTCACGGGTTATGTTTTTCAACCGGCTAAGCATTGCTGTTGACTACGTCCCACAAGCCCCAGTCCAGACCGTTGGAGTTCGGCGAGGAGGGCCGCCCCTCGCCGACGCCGACCTGCATACCGGCAATCGCCATCAGGTTGACCACGTCGGTTGCCGAGAACTGCCGCGCGTCCCAGCGGACGGTCACGGCGGCGTTCCACTTTTCCCACATAGGCCGGTGGCGGATATCGGCAACGCCTGATGCGTTGCGGGCTGGCGCCTCGTGCAGCCGTGGCGTGCCGTTGATCTTGACGAGCGGCTGCCCATCCTGATCGAGTCCGTCCGGCACGATGAACAACGACAGCTTGGCGCGTGTCATCGTGAAGCCGGCAAGGCGGCACGCGTCAATCATCGCGTTGCGGAAAGCCGGCGCCGGAATGCCGTGCCATCCGTCACGCGCGATATGCTGCGCCAGACGGTAGATTTCTTCGAAGTCCTTCGGCTCGCGACGGCGGCGTGACTTTTCGCCCTGCGAACCCGCCTTCTGCCGCTCCACCATCATGTTGACGGCTTTCTGGCTGAATTTGTGTTGCACGTAAGGCGTAGAGCCTCTGATGTAGACGATGCCGCGATCGAACTGCGGCGGTTGAATGACGACGCGCGTCACCTTGCCGCTCAACACGCCAACCGTGCCTTGCTCCATGGTGCTGTCGAGCGTTTCGATCGGGATCGGCGAGGCGGGTATCCTGCCGAAATTGTCGGTGTTGCGCATTGACGGCCCGGCTACTGCACCCTTGCCGTTCTTGCCCTTGCCGTTCCGACCGATCGTCGCCTCACGTTCCGCCAGCAGGTCCGCAACCGGATTGCCGCCAGCGTGCGCCGCCTCGAATGCGGCTTTCTGCTGTCTCTCGTCGCGTGACATAGGTCCGCGCTTGCCGGGCTCGCGTGCCCAAACGGCCGGCTCAACGTCTTCGACTGCGGGAGCTGTCCCCCTCTGCGCCAGCTTCTTGGCCTTCAATGCCTTCTTGGCGCTTTTCTTGTCCTTCAACGTCGTCATGTCGTTTTCCCTCATGTATGCGATGGGCGCGGCTTTTATTGCCCGCCATCCTATATATACAAAACGCCTATTCGTGTTGAACTCGCGCAAT